TAAAACTTGTTCTCCGCCACTAAATATTGGATTATTCAAAGGAACATCTAGATACGAAATACCTTCATCTAGAGTATACTGCCACCTATAAGTAATAGAACTAGATGCAGTAGAAAATGCAACTACACTAAAAGTAGCTCTTCCACTACCAGTAATCGAAGCGTTATAAGAAACAACAGCAGATGTAGTATCTGGCGATACTCCTGGTTGTTTAGTTATAAGAATTTGTGGATTTACTGTTATTGTAGATGAATCACTTGGTAAAGGACTATTTTGTGCAGTAACACCGTCTTTGGTATATGACACCAAACATCTATAACGATAATTGTTTATAGAAAATCCAATATTTGTGAATTGTAGTTGAGATTGTTTATAATAAGTTTCGGGACTAGTACCATATGCACTAAGAGTGGTAGTAACCAATGCATTTGATGTTGAAGTATGTGTTAACCAAGTATTGCCATTATCTGTGCTATATTGCCACGTCATTACTAATTCAGTATCTATATTTGCTGAATTTGTATTTGCAAACTGAGAAAGAGTACTAGAAATAGTTGCATCTACTCTTAAAGTTACTGATCCTCCTGTAGAAACAATATACGAAGGATTATTATAATCAGTTATTACAATAGTTGGTTGCTGTAATACAGTAACTGTTTTAGAAAATCCAACTTCATTACTTAAGATAGTTTCTAGAGATCCACCTGGACCAGAATTAGCACTTAATTGAACTCTGATGACAGAACCATTTTGAGTAATAGACCAATTAGTTACTGTAATAGAACTAAGTCCATTATTAGGCAAATCAAACCACGTAACTCCACCATTAGAACTAACTTGCCACAAGTAAGAAATTGCTGCTCCACCAGTAGCATTAGCGGCAACAGTAAATGTTAGTGATCCTCCCGTATAAACTTGAGGAGTGGAAGTAGTTTGGTCTGTTTGACCACTGGTATTTAAAGATGTAATATTGATTGCCATTATTTTTTCTCTTTAAAATTTAATTAAATATTCACATAATATAAATTTTGGAGCAATATAATCAAGTTTAAATGTTGTATCAGTATTTAATCTGACCGTAGTAACTAATCCATCGGCAGGTATTAATGTTCTAAGCATACCAGCTGTTGCATATTGATTTCCACTTCCTCTAGTAACTACTGGATATAATCCGCTATGATTATGTTGTGTTCCTGTTTCAGTTCCAACTTCACTCATCGCATTAGAAACCCACGCAATTCCACTTGGAACATTTTCGCCACCATCTGTATTAGCGCCATTACAGAACAATCGACGCTGTGGAACGTCTTTAACATACATATTTGAACTTCCGATTGATTGACCAGTAGAAATATTACTCATGTGACCATGAGATAATAGTTGTGTCTCAAATACTGTAGAATCATTAGAAGAAGAACGAGCTCTAACAGCAATACTTCCTGATATAGGAATATCTGTTTCTGGTTGTGCAAAACTACCAGTATATGTAAAAGATACCGTATTATTTTGTGCAATACTAGATAAAGAAACTTCTACTCCTGCTCTGTAAATAGTTGCATTTGTAGTAGGATTTACTGTTGTATTGTTTATATAACCACCTGGAGTTCCAGAAGCAGTTATATACTTGCTCCCTAAATCTGGTAGTTGAATTTGTCCACCAGTTTGAGTTGTTTGATTTCTTTCAGATAAAGTTGTACCCTCTTTTCTGTAAATGCTACTTTGTCCTACTCCTAAAATAGTTGCTAGATTAGGATATTGATCTGCACTTAAAATTTGCCCTTTGCATTTTAAATATCCAGCTGGAATATAATCAAAAAACTCTTGATCTAAGGGACTATCGGTAGAAATGGTTCTAAAAAATGGAAAGATACATCCAACATATCCACCATATTTTCCTTTCTGAAATGCATAAGTAGTTGCCATTTTTAAAACGCCCTGATAATGAACAACATTGCTACAGAAGGTGTAGTGCTAGTCATATTTATTGTAGCTGCATTGCGTCCAGCACTATTATCAATAGCAACATCATTTGCAGTTATTGTATCTAATGTAAAATTTGCTTGGGCAACTAATCTGCTATCAAAAGCAACCTGTTGAGATCCATGATTATGTCCTATAACTTCGCTAAAACTTCTAATTGGTTGATTCAAACTACTTTGAAATTTTTTGGATCCTCCTGCAGCAGATAGCATATCTCCACCAGAACATCCAGTACCATCTGCCTCTTGAGTATTGCCAATTTGACCACCACCACATTTATAATGTTGATTTGTTGCAGCCCATTTTACATAACCAGTTGCAAATTGACCATTTACACATGTTAAAGATCCTTGACACGATCCACCCCATCTACGACTACAATCTTGTTGACCACCTGCTTGTCTATGTCCAATAGATGATGCAGATTCTACTGGATGACTATGCTCTGCCCAGTGTCCATCACCTAATTTTCTATCCAAAACATTAAAAGACGTAGCATATGTTCCTGTAGAGAGTGATATTCCAGAAACAATAGAAGTTAAACCAGATCCTAGTGTTGATCTGACACCAACCAAATCCATAGTAGATGGTGGGGGTGAAGTGTTGTTAGTACTACCTGTATCACCTCCTGTTCCTGGAGTAGAACTACCATCACCAATTTGATTCCAATATAAATCACTAGTTTGTGTAGATGATATATTTGGACACCAAGGAGCAGAAGTTAATCCTTGCATAGGATGATTGTTAGCACCAGCTGGATATGTAGCAGACGTAGTTTTTAAATACTGATAGTGACCTTGAAATATATCAACAATTCCTCTATTATTTAATGAAGGCACTGCAAAAGTGGATCCTGCAGTGCCACCATATGTATTTCCTATACACTGATATAATAAAGGATATTGTGCTACATTTAAGTTACTACCAGTACAAGGTATCCACCCCTTAGGAACAATATCAGGAGTTCCTGAAAATGGAATAATTGTTCCAATAGGAAATCCTCGCATGGATTTCTTCTTATTATAGCTACAAGCGTCTGCGTATGCCATTTTTTAAATCTCCATCAACCACCAACCTCTATTGGTATCAGGAATTCCATTTCCATCAGAATCAGTGATACCAACGAAAATTAAGGCAAATCCAGCATTAGGTGTATTAACAATTAATTCTCCACCCGCATAACCTCCAGAACCAGATGTAGATCCTTGTAGTGCTACTCCAACAGGAGCTCTTACCTTCAGTGAAACATTATAATTCAAGTTACCTTGTACATCAACAAAGCGGATAACATCTCCAGTTTGAGGAGTAGTATCTTCAGTTCCACCACCGCCAGGAAGAGTGAGAATTAAGTCTGCGGTTGGTCTTACCAAATATTGAGAATTTGGTTCTAATGGACCAGCAGTTCCACTAGTATTATTAATCATGATAGTTCTTCTTCCACCATTTGCTCCGTAGAAATTATTTCTACCAAAAGCATCAATAGAAGCATCTTGTTTGATCTTGAATGGTTTATTACCACTTACTCCCAAATTAGTTACTTGTAAACTTACAACACCAGCAGAAGGAGAGGAAGATGATAATCCATTTACCGTAAGATGTCTACCAACATAAGTTGTTCCTGTCTGAGCATCAACTGTAAATGTGTCTGCTCCAGCAAGTCCACTCTTAATTGTTACATCATCTCCGATTGTTAAAGTTCCAGCTACTTTGCTATTTCCTGTTGTTCCAAGAACTTCAAATGCGATATCAGTAGCACCATCTATCTTAGTTTTATCAAATGTACCAGATGTAAAGAATGCATCTTTTAAGATTTGGAAATTAGCACCATTGTACAATCTAGTATTTCCAGAAGCACTTTCCACATAAAGTCGTGGAGAAGATCCATTAGTAATTACAAAATATTGTTTATCTGGAACGGCAGTAGAACTATTTCCACTTAATTCTATAGAATTATGAACTTTTAGATTACCCCCACCAGTACTCGTTAAAGATGTAGAAGTTCCAGTAGCAACACTAGATTCTGTGCCAATTGTGACATCACCTAGAGCAAAAGTATCTCCAGTAGTTGTAGTTACTTTAAATGTCAGAACTTTTTGTGCTCCAGTACCACCATTGTTAATTTCAAATGTTTGAGCATCATCTGGATTAATTGCAGCAACTTTAACAAATTCATCTGAAGTAGTTCCTTTGTCTAATCTCAGTAAGTCATCAACTGCAAATGTTCCACTAAATTCAGATATTTTAATAGTGGTATCAGAAGATCCTGTAGCAGAATCAATAAATGACGCATTTTCATTTTTAATTAATTTTACAATTCTAGCACCATCACCATGAGCAACTGCTGCAGTGCCATCTTGTGCTCTAGCAATTTCTACGGTATATGGATAATTTAAACTTGGAAGATTGGTAGTTTTAACAATTTCAGTACCAATTAGGAAGAGTTCATTTATTCCAATACCATTTGGATTATTTACAGGAAGAGTTGTCGCAGTAGATGTTAGGTAACCTCCTCCAGAAATGTCAATCTCAGTTTGTTCTAATCTAATAGAAGCGGCGCCTGGTCCAGATGTACCAGAATTTAAATTAACAATTATTGGATTTCCACCAGAAGTTGTAGAAATAGTAAATCCAGCAGTATCAGATTCTACAACATAATAAGTAGTAGTAAGGTTTACACTGCTCGAAGAAAGATTACCAAGTGTTATAAATTTAACTTTATTTCCAGGTACAAAATAATTATTTGAAACTAGAAGTTTTGTAGAATTTACTGGTTGTGTAACACCAACAACTGCTGTAATTGTTAATGAAGATGCGATATTTAATACGCGAGCATAATAATCAATATTTAAATTATTTAATCCTCCAGTAGCATGAATTGCACCTATGGATGGTCTAATTACCGTACCAGTAGCAGAAGTTCCTGATGCAACATTTCCAGATGTTACTGTTTGATATGTAAATGTTGTAGAAGATGGAATAGTCAGGACAGAAGTTGATCCTATTGTATTGAAAGTTTCATTACTACACGCAATTTCAACTTGCTCTGATTGAGTCAATCCATGTGGAGCGACTGTAGTAATAGTAGCAGTAGTGCCAGTTCTAGAAATAGAAGCAATACGTATTGTTCCCAATACGTTTCTAGAAATAGCGATATTGCCATTTCTAAATCCACCGTTCTGCTCAATATCACTATCAAATATTGCTTTATTACTTACTCTGAGACCATTTCTTAATGTAGTCGTTCCAGCAACCCCACCAATTTCAACTGTTCCTGCTGTAGGTGCAATTCTAATCGTGTTTAGATTAGTTGGGAACATTGTGAACACACCTGTTGGTGTTGTCGCAAACATCCTATCACCTCTAATTTCTAGAGTACCATCAAGAACCGTTTGGTAATTTTTAACTCTAAAAATACTTTGTGACTGATTTACAAATGCCCCGCCAATAGTAATTAATGAAGAAGGAGGAGAATTTGGAGTTGTGGGATCAACTACATCATCTGCTATTCCTAAATTTACAATAGAATTATAAACATTAGTGTGAACATTTAATGTTCCTGCTGCTGTTACTCCAGTGCCAATATTAATTGTTTGATTAGCAATAGCACTATTGAATAGATTTGCAGTAGTAGCAAATGCACCAGCAGAGAATGTCAGGGCATTTGACTGATTTGCAATATTAAACACTGCATTAGTAGTGGTAATATCACCACCATTAACTTCAATGTCAGATTCAAATCTAAAATCACCAGTAATTCTACCATCACCACCAACAACTAATGTCCTATCAAGATTTGCATTGTTGACATTGATGCCAACTCTACCGCTGTTTGTAGTAGCAACTCTTAATGTTGCTGCAGCAGTAAGTGGATTTGCACTATCACCACCAATCATGAAAGCAGCATCTTGATTAGTTTCTGTTTTAGTAGTTCCAGTTTCGGTGAGATAAGAGAGAATCTTCTTACCACTGATGAATCCAGTACCTACAACATCTAAGTTTGCTCTTGGAGTTGTTGAAGCATCAACAAATGCCGTTTGATAAGCAGAATGTGCTGAACGAGCAACTGTGTTGATACCAACTTTATAGTCACCAATTGTTTCTGTTTCCGTTCTAATTGATTCGGAACCAAGAACTCCAAATTCTTTAAATGATGCTTTAGATTTCTCAATTACAATATTTGGTTGAGATACTGCATCTACTGGATATCCATTGTTGGGTAGTGGAATACCAGTATATTGAGGTAAATTAGCATTCACAAGAATAGTTACAAAATTACCATTTGGAACAAATGGACTTTGTGTAGAACTATAAACAGGCCAAACTCCATTGATAGGTGCTAGAGCACCAGTAGCACCAGTAATACGAATTTGAGATGATGATGTAATCTGTAAATTAGTATTAGTAATACCAATATTCCATGTTAGACGTACAAGAGTACCAGATGCATCTCCTTGAATACCAATAATTTGAGCGTTAAATCCACCACCAGAACGATTTTCAATACGAATATAATCGTTAGCATAAATCCATCCAAGAGAACCAGTAAATAGTGTCTGATTACCCTTAAGTTGAATTAATCCAGATGCAAGTGGGAATTTAGTACCAAAATCAGTATTTTGTAATTGCGATGGTCCGTTGGTTGTTAATCCAAATGTATTAGCAAGATCAGGCGTTCTATTTGATAACGCCGTCATAATTTGATAATCTTGCAATCCTCTTGGATTAAAGTCAACTACGGTTGTTTGAATTCTTCCTTGATGAAGGATAATATCACCTGTCTTTTGGGTAGCAACATTTATTTCTAGATATGGATCATATCCAACTACTGTTCCTTCTCCAGTAACAATTTTCAACGAAGGGAAGTTTTCTACAGATCCAAATGCTGTAGTATTATTAATTACAATAGGAGCGTTAAAGAAACTTTCTGCTCTCCCCTCAGATCCATTTACTGTAATAATTTCATTGAATGTTACAGCGGTGTCAAATGTAGTTACAAGACCACCAATAACATCTGCCTCATCAGTAGATTCTGTAAGTTTTGCAGATTCTAAGAATGTTTCTTCACCTGTAATAGCATTAATTTTTCTATTTCCAATATAAAGATCACCATTAGAGTTTAGACCCGTGTAGAATACAATACCAGCATCTTGCTTTTTAGCTTGTGCATAAAAATCCTGAACGTCTGTGAGAACAATTTCTTGACGTGCTGGGAAACCTGTGGAGTAGTTGCCAGGACCGAAACCAAGATATTCAAATGTATGGTTACCAGAACGAGCAATAGATGGTCTACGAAGTTCTACATAGAACTTGCCTTCAGTTGGATAAGTTGAAGTTCCATTAATAGGAATTCTTCTGCCTTCAGAACCAGCAGAAGCAGATCCATTTTGCGCTGTAATGGCAGCACTACCTGTAAATGAATATCCACCAGTTCCCGCATCTTGAACAAAATCAAGAACCATTTCTTTGGTCAAACTATTCTTGGCATCATTAACTGTAACAAGACCATGTACATAGTTGTCTGCCGTAGATACAGTTGGAGGTGGGTCCGAAAGAGTCGTGGTTGAAATATCAACACCCTTATACCATTCTGGATCGTTCTTGTAGAACTCTGGATACAATTTAGAAATTGGTTGAGAGAACTTGAAGTTTCTGAAGTTTTCGCCAACACCAGAACCAGTTGGATATGGGCGAATATCACCACGAACACAAGTCAGATAGTATACGCCATCTTGCTGACCAGGAATTCTTCTGCGAATAGTATTAATATCAAAGATATAGAAAGTGCTTTCCATATCTGAAACATCTTCCACTTTTGCAATTGTGTAAGATACTCCATTATCATCATTGACTCTATCGCCAGGAGTGAGTGTATATACGTTTGCTCCCTCTACAATATATGGATACTTAGTGGTGTCTGATCTGCCGCTATTTGGTTCTTCAAGGAGCGTTGCAGTAACTGAACCTTGAGTGAAAGTAGTGGCAGTAACTGAATCATAATCAATAGTAGAATTACCCGCAAAATCCTTCAAGATCATGTAGTAATTATTTTCATATGCAAAATATCCATGAACATATGCAGTACCAGAGCAATTACCAGACCAAGTAACTTTATTGGTATTGTTTGAATTTGGTACACTTGCTACAAATGTTCCATTTCCGCCTTCTGGTGCAGAAATTTTAACTGTAGTAAATAATTTTGTCTTATATGCTTCCGCATCAATTCCAATATCAAATACATTCAACTGCAAATAATTCTTATTATTGATAAGAACTTTTCTTGCGGATTGAATAGTAAATGCTACTTTAGAATTTGTTTCTAATCTCTTTGGATTACCGAACGACGAAGGATCATATGTTGAAGAGAAGTTTGGATTTAGAACAAGTTGTTCTTGTAACGTTAAACCAAGACGCTCACCTGATACTGGAGCAAGTAAGGTTGCTGTATCTGCACCAGTTGAAGTTGGCTTGAGAATAATTCTTTGTGGTACTAATCTTCTCTTCTCGTCCGTGCGAACTTTAAGTACAAATCCTCTGATAGGATCACGAACTGTCTTAAGATTCTTAGGTACAACATAACGTAAACGATAGATTCTATCTTCTTTGCTTCTGCTATCCTCAATTCTTTCAAAGTAAGAATCGGTTGTTCTCAATCTACCAGCATAGTCTGATTGCTTGATTCTTGGAATAATTGTATTTCCAGCAGATAAAGTTTCAAGATACCAGCAACCATCAGTAGCAGCAGTACCAATCTTAGGATCATATCTCAATGGAGATCTACGCTTGTCGGCAAAGGTGTAGAATACCGCAGTGCTGCCTGGCTGGAATGAAATTGGATTAATATTATCACGAGCATTTGCGAATGTTTCGTGAATGGTAAATCTCGTGTTGCTTACATAGCGAACATAGTATAGGTTTTTACCAGAAATTGTAGCACCACCAAAGGTAGAAGATAAAGTAGGAAGTGAAGATCCAACAATATCAGATCCTGGACGGAAGAATACTAACTGAGGAGTTACATTAGTTGATGGTTTGTCAAATGCATGTGGTCTATCTGTTTCAAGAATAGTAGCAGATCCTGCTGCAATTTTTGTTTGATATTGATGCAGATCATAATTAATATCAAGAACGTATTGATAAACATCAATCTCTACGTTTGGATCAATACCATCTGTTTCTGATGAATAGATGTAGATACCTGCTGCAGCATTTTCTGAGCTAGTAGCAAGTAATAAATTTTGTTGATTAGATCCATTGAATGATCCAATATTTGAATAATCATATGGATCAGTTTTTCTACCAGGAGCAATTACATAATAAACTGTATTGGTATCGAATCCTTTTGGTAGACGAATAACTCTTTTATCTACAGTAACTCCTGCTCTACCTCTCGGAACAAGACGAACAGGTGTTCCAGTTTCTAGTTGGTGTGGGTTTGATGTTGGAAGACCATTACTATCATACTCGGTTAAAGCAAATAATGTTGCTCTCTGAGCTAAACCACCAGTGTTAAGAGTTGAAGCAACTCTTGGAACTGTGTTGACTCCACTATTGATAATAGTGGAAAGAATTTGATAGAAATTAACTAGAGCACTTGCTACTGCAGCACATTCGCCACCAGGAGCACCTGTAGCAGGATTTGCTGCTGCAGAATAGTTGTAGTCTTGAATTACACTAGAATCTGTTGTAGGTGCAAGAGCAGTGCTCCAAACACCAGCAGTTAATTCTACATATAAATTGACACCAGTGGAAGTTGTAGTTGCATTAACTGTAGTACCAAAATCTAATTTACTTCCTTGTGTTCCTAGTTGAATTTGATTAGCGGCAAGACCATTAATACCATCGCCAATTTTTTTGATATATGCAGTGGATGGAATTGTTGCAGTGTAAGAAATACTACTTTGTGCGTTTGTGGGAATAGCAGCAACGCTACGTACCTTCATACCCACAACTAAACCAACTGTACTTGGTACTGTAACAATCGACGATCCAGTAGTTGTAGATGCTCCACCGATATAAGTATTGTGATTTCTCATTGCAGAAATCGCTAAATCTCTTACATAACGATATGCATCAAGGGTTTCTAATTTTTCATTTT